TGGAACATCTAACACAGAGGGTGTTGCAGTCAGGGCAGAAAGCGCTGCTAAGAATGTGGGTATAAAGATTGTTGCCACAGATCATGCAGTCGCGACCATCGATAAAGACCACGCCGATCTTATAATTGCCAGTTCTGCTGATGAAGATGATCACTTCTCGATTACAGTCGGTACAGCAGGAGCAACAACAATTAGAACTGAGGAGGATGCTGCTGCTGCCGCTAACTTATTGTTTGAAGTTGATGGAAACATATCTGCTTCTGCGAATCATGGGGCAAACCCCTTCCAGATCCAGGCATCGAAACTTAAATTATTAAATACGCCCTTATCCTCTTCGGAAGATGTGGCAGGCGCAAGCCTAACAACAAGTGGAAGACTTTGTGTTTCGGGCTCCGCAGAACTTGAAGGAGACGTAACAGTTAGTGGCTCCTTGACTGTTCTTGGTACAACAACAAGTGTTTCATCAAGCAATGTAATTATAAAAGATCCGATCATTGGTCTTGGGTTCGGAACCGCTAGCGCCAACACTGGTGCTGTGGGCGACCGTGGATTTGTCTTTGGTCTTGGTGGAAATGTTAATCAAGCTTTAATATGGGATCAGTCTTCTGCAAGCTTTGTTCTAGGAAAAGTCGGGGCGATTGGTCCAGACAGGACTGCCTATGATGTTCCATTCCCCGATCTTAGTACACTTAGGCTTGGTTCTTTAGAATTTCTAAGCAATATTTCGGGATCTGGTGAGATTTTTGCAGATAGCATTAAGACTAGTGGCGATCTTGCTGTTTCTGGCAACGTCGGCATTGGCACCTCTACACCGGATTATGAACTCGATGTGGCTGGTAATATTGGAATCGGGGCCGAGGGCGGGGCAGCCGCGTTGCTTCGAAGCAACGGCGACTCCAACACGTATATAAGATTTACTGCTGGTGGAGATGGCATCGATTATCTTGTCGGCGCCGTAAAGGCCATGGCATGGGATCCCAGCAAGACCCACGTCAACCCGCAAAACGCGGATCACGACTTCCGGGTTGATACTTCTGGATCCGATGGATCCCAAGATAACTCGCTTTTTGTCGAGGGCTCTTCCGGGAACGTGGGCATCGGAACAGCGACACCAGACAATCTGCTGACAGTTGTAGGTGGTCATATATCTTCAGAGAAAGGTCTTAAAACAGGAACAGCACATTTTCAATGGTCTGGTAGAACAGCAGCCTTTGCCAATGGGGTAGATGATTTGGTGGCATATCTCACTTTTGGGGACCATTCTACATGGGGTTGGATTGAAGTCACGGTAACCGATGGGCACAACAATGCGCGGTGTACAGGAAAATATACAAAACGTTATCAGATAGGAAGAAATGCCAGCACAGCCATCAACCACCAGCTATCCGAAGTTCCAGCAAGCATTGGGGCGGTTGCAGATGAATTTAAATTAGGTGATTTTGAAGTTGATAGTAATATATTAAGAATACCGATCTATAGGGTGACTACTTCAGGAAATTACCTAACTGTTTTTGTTGAAGGCGAACTGACCCTAGCTACTGATAATGTCGATGGGATTTTAGGAGATCTTGCCCTGACTTCTCCTGCCGAAGTTAGTAATTCCGAAACAAGAGATTATTATAGTATAATGTCCGACCGCGTGGGCATTGGAACGGCTGCTCCTACCGCTTTACTGCACGCCGTGAACGGAAGCAGTGGTGGTCATCCAGCCGTCCTTATAGATAATGATGACACAGACGAAATTGCACTTGATATTAATGCCGCGAATATTTCAGAACCTGTAGTTGACATACTAGCAAGTGCTATAACAACAGCCAATATTATTAATATTACGACCAATGATAGTTTAACCACCGGAAAAGTAATTGCCATCGACCATAACGATGCAGCAACTACAGCCGTTGGACCAGTAGGCATCTCATATGATTTCGATAAAGATGGTGCAATGGGAAATGGATCAGTCGCTGCCTATACCGGATTGGATATCGATATGCACGATGCTGCCAGTAATCATGCCGGATCCATAGTATACATGAAGGGCATAGACATTGATATAGGATCGACCGAGGCTGATGGCACCATTATTAATATCGGCATCGATATCTCGGGATCAGGGGGCGACTATAATATTGGTCTTAAAACTCTAATGGACGATGCAGCCGGAAGCCCAGACATCGTAATGTCGTCATCAATAAACAATAATGACTATGGGACAATCTCTGTTGGCGCGAATGGAGCGATGACAGTCACCACTACTGACCAAAGTGCTGCTGATGCCGACTTGACATTCACTGTTGACGGCGATATCTCGCTTGCGGCAAATGGTGGTTCAAATACTTTCCAGCTTCAGTCAAACAATTTTGCCGTCACGGAAGCCGGGGATGCTGAAGTTCTCAGATCTGTAGGTGTCGGAGTGCCCTTTTCTGCCAGCCTGGGAATGAACGTTCATCACAATCCAACTTCCTTAAAACTTGGAACAGGCGGTGGCGAGGTTGTGGCATTTGGAACAGAAAGTCCACTTGGAGCCAACGCGCTGGTCGCTGGCTATCTATACTGCATGCAGGACGATGGTGCTTGGTGTCTTGCCGATGCAGATCTGGTAGCAAGCAGCAGTGCTCTCCTTGGAATCGCGCTCGGTGGCGAGGTACAAGATGGCATACTTCTACGAGGATATTTTCATATGGCATCAGCATCTGTTAGCGATCACCATCTCATAGGTCAGCCATGTTATATCTCGGAAGACGCTGGGCATATTGACTGGATAGCACCTTCAGCAGCAGGTGACACTGTAAGAGTTATCGGCTATGGAACACCCGTGGCAAATCTTATTTATTTTAATCCTGATAATACCTGGATTGAACTACCGTAATGATAACATCGGCACTGAAGCCTTAAATTGCATTACGTGCGATATTATAGGATCAGGACTCTACAGATAAGACGATGCAGCGAATAAAGATAAAATCGGGCATTTACAGTTTTGAGACACTATTTATTTGTGACTAAATATCTTTAATGGAGTGTATATATGTCTACATTGCTTGAACAAGCCATAGTTGATGCTGAAGCGCTAAAAGAAGCAGCAATTAGAAATGCCGAAGCGGCAATTGTTGAAAAATATTCATCCGAAGTCAAGGTGGCAGTTGAGTCCCTTTTAGAACAGGAAGATGACTTTATGGGAGGGCTCGAAGATGAATTTGGACAAGAACCTCAAGAGGAAAGTCCTGTTTCAAAAGACGTTCCCTATGCCGTTGAAGAAGGAGACGAACCAATTATGGTACGTTTAGATCTTGAAGCTTTAGAGCGTGCTCTGGATGAAGAAGGCTCCACGGTTGCTGAAGAAACTCACGAAGAACTTGCAGAAGATCTTGAAGAAGAGATCGAGGAAGGGACCGGTCAAGAGGAGATTGACGAAGAAATCGAACTTGATCAAGCCATACTTGATGCCCTAGCTGAAGAGTTGAAGGTAGATGTCGGCGCTCCCGATCAAGGTCCAGGCGGACGAGCAACACCCACAGCAAGAAACCTTGAGGGACAAAAAGCACAGCTTGCATCCCTAAAAGACGATGAACTTGCCGAAGAGCATGAGGCACTCGAAAAAGCCAGAAAAGAGCTTAATACACATACGGAGCAATTGAACGTTCTTCGCAAAGCGAAGTCAAATCTCCACAAAACAGTTTTACATCTTAAGGGGCGATTGGAAGAAGTTAATCTTTCCAACGCTCGTTTACTTTATACTAATCGTGTTTTAAATAGCACCTCCTTGAATGAGCGACAAAAGAAAAGAATTGTCGAGTCTATTTCAAATGCCGATTCAGTTGAAGAAGCGAAGGTTATTTATGAAACTCTTCAAAACGCAGTGGGAGATGCTAGAAACAGCAAATCTCCACAATCACTTCGTGAAGCAGTGGAAAGACCGTCGCCAACACTTCCCCGAAGAAGGGAAGTTCGTGCCCAAAATCCGCATTTTGATCGGATGAAGGCATTAGCAGGCATTAAAGGAGGTAATAAATAATGTCCGTTTTAAACAAACTAACTGAAGGCATTGTCGATAGAAATCTTTCAAAGGAAGGTGCTGCACTCTTAAACAAGTGGGAACGCACCGGACTTTTAGAGGGTATTGATAATGACCGCAAGAAGAACAGCATGGCTCGTCTTCTTGAAAACCAAGCCAAGGAGCTTCTTCGTGAAACTTCTGCTATGGCTACTGGTGATGTTGAAGGCTTTGCTGCCGTCGCATTTCCAATTGTCCGCCGTGTATTCGGTGGGCTAGTCGCTAACGATCTCGTTAGCGTACAACCAATGAGCTTACCAACTGGACTCATTTTCTTCCTTGACTTCACCGTATCTAGTGATACTGGTACTCGTCTAGGATACGAATCTGGTGAATCTTTGTATGGTGGCGGCAAGGTTGGTGCAGAAATTACTGGTGGTGTTTCACTGACCGGTGATTCGGCTGAAGATAGCTTTTATAACTTGAATCAAGGTTATTCTTCACCAACAGGCTCAGCATTGGGCATTGCAATCCAAAATGTTGCTTCTGGAACGTTCGGTGGCGGTGGATCCAAGGTGGGCGAAGGTCGCGCCTGGGCTCCAGACAATGGTACCTCACTTGCAGGCGTAGCAATGGAGGGCGGACTCTTCGATAGGCTTTGCCGGTACGACCCAGACTTCACTTCTGGAACAACCAACGTGCTTATTCAGAGGGTCGCCGTATCGAGTCTTGATCAGTTAAATACCGATGATTTCATCAGTGTTTCAGCATCATACCGACCCGGTGAACATGTTCGTCGCTTGACCCAGTACTCAGGATCTAGTGCCAACAAGGGCGTGTGGAAGCCCGGTGACGCAAAAACTCACCTTTTGCTTTTCGCCGCGTCTGATACTCGAACAATTGCAGAATTGTCCGCTTCACATGCCGTCGTCAGTGATACGCTAGACTACCGCTTTGCAGCGACTGATGACTTCGGTGCAGGTGGTGTTGTTGGCTCTGTTATCGGTAAGCAGCTTTGGGGTGCTGAACAAGCAGCAGCAGCCGTTGGTTCGACCTCTGGTGTCATTCCCGAGATTGACATCAAGGTTGACTCTGTGAGTATTACCGCGATCACCAAGAAGCTCAAGGCTAAGTGGACACCGGAGTTGGGACAAGATCTTAACGCCTACCACAACTTGGATGCAGAGGTTGAACTTACTTCAATTCTCTCTGAGCAAATTGCTCTAGAGATTGACCGTGAGATTCTTAATGATCTCGTCCAAGGCGCAACCGCTGGTACATACTACTGGTCGCGTGCGGCTGGTCGCTTTGTAAACAGGCTCACAGGTCAGGAGCAAGGTGCTACCACAGCAACTCCAGACTTTACTGGTACTGTTTCTGAGTGGTATGAGACTCTTGTTGAGACAATCAATGATGTCTCTGCACAGATCCATCGCAAGACCTTAAGAGGAGGAGCTAACTTCATCGTCGTTGGACCAGAAGTTGCTAATGTTCTTGAGTTCACTGCCGGATTCCGTGCTCAGGTCACTGGTGATGCAGACAGAGGAACTGTTGGTGCTGTTAAAACTGGCGCACTTTCCAAGAAATGGGATGTCTATGTAGACCCCTACTTCCCGCGTAACGTCGTTCTCGTCGGACGCAAGGGCGGTTCTTTCTTAGAAAGCGGCTATGTATATGCTCCATATGTTCCACTACAAGTCACGCCTACTATCTTCGGAACCGAAGACTTCGTGCCCCGCAAGGGAGTCATGACGCGCTACGGTAAGAAGATGGTTCGTCCTGATATGTATGGACTAGTTGTTGTTGTTGACCTCGTTTAATAGAACAAAATAAACAATAGCGCAAAAAGAATTCCCTCGTCATGTAAATGGCGAGGGTTTTCTTTTATCGTTCAACTATTTAAGTTGAGGAGGCTTATATATAATGGCGATCCCAAAACTTTCACCAGCTAGCTCTTTTAGCGCAGTTGTGCTCCCGGCATCGGGCTCAACAGGGAACAATCCAGCTACTTCCATGGTGGCCACGCATTGCCCAATCGGTGTATATACAGCGTCTGCCGATTTTGTTTCTGGTGCAGTCGATCAGATAGCTTATACATATCAAAAGTTAGGCGGCGATATTCTTGATATTGAACTCACTACGGGAAGTGTTTATGCAGCATATGAAGAAGCATGTTTAGAATATTCTTATATTGTTAATTTGCATCAATCAAAAAATGTATTATCAAATCTTTTAGGAAATTCAACCGGAACATTTAACCATGACGGAGAATTCAAATCAGGGGCGCTTTCCTCAAGTCTCAAGGGCGATCAGATTTCCCTAAAATATCCAAAGTTTACTCTTCAATATTCAGAGCGAGTTTCGGATGCCGTCTCAGTCCACGCTGGCGTCGGTGGCTCAACTACAATTTATTCTGCTTCTTTTGCTGCAACTGCTAGTCGGCAAGATTATGATTTACAACAAATAATTGCTAGCGCTTCAGCAGCCAATAAAGACGTTGCAACGGGAAATCCAGTACCATATGCAAATATCGGAAATAAAAAAGTTATTATTGATAAAGTATATTATAAAACACCATCAGCTATGTGGCGTTTTTTTGGCTATTATGGCGGCTTGAATACTGTTGGCAATTTGGCAAACTATGGGCAATATGCAGACGATTCAACATTTCAAATAATACCAGTTTGGCAAAACAAAGCACAAGCAATGCAGTTTGAAGATGCCATATACACAAGAAACTCACACTATTCCTATGAAATTAAAAATAATAATTTAAGAATATTTCCACAATCTGTTCTTGAAGCCCCAGCTTATTATTGGGTTAATTTTAGAGTTGAGGACGATGCATGGTCACAAACCTATGATAGAACAATTGGAACTGAGGGCGTTAACAATATGAATACGCTGCCATTTGCCAATATTCCATATGAAAATATTAATTCAATTGGTAAACAATGGATTAGAAGATTTACACTCGCTCTTTCAAAAGAGACATTGGGACAAGTTCGCTCCAAATTTGCCACTGTCCCCATACCAGGAGAGTCGGTGACACTAAATGGTCCAGCACTAATCACTGAAGCCCGAGAAGATCAAGATAAATTAAGAACGGAGCTAAGAGAAGTACTTGATGAGCTTACTTATCAATCTCTAGTTGAATCTGACGCGACCATTGTTGAGTCTACTAGTCGAGTCAATCAGATTATCCCAGCAGGCATTTTCATTGGATAGAAGGAGATAGATGGCAAACAATAAATGGTCACAGCCTAAGAATCCTCCTCCTCCATTATTTTTTGGAAAAAAAGAAAGAAACTTAGTAAAACAAGTAAACGACGAGCTTATTGAGCGAGTTATTGGACAACAGGTCGTATATTATCCAATAGATCAGACCACCACAAACTATAACGATCTATATGGCGAAGCTATAGAAAAATCATTTCTCCCACCGGTAAGAGTATATGCGCTTGTTGATTACCAAAGTACGGAAACAAAAGCCGATGAACACGTTGGAGTTGATAAGGCTAATACGATTACAATTTATTTCCACAAAAGAAGACTAACTGACGATCAAGATCTATATGTTAGAGAGGGTGATTTTGTATTGTATGGCGATTATTTTTACGAGATCACAACTGTTGCATGGGCAAGACAATTATTTGGACAAATTGATCACAAGTTTGAAGTCATAGCCACTTGTGCATATTCGCGAGAGGGACTATTCGATGCCACTTGATGACCCAAGAAAGAACCCAAGAAGAACTGAGCTTGCACCTTTGCAAGAAATTTCTTTTATGCCCTCTACTATAGAGACTATTGATCGTGCCCTTTTTAAACATATTGATGAAAATATTAATCCTTTTTGTAGTACCAACAAGGGCTGGAAAAAGGTGCCATTTATTTGGACAGGTGCGGAAAGAGCGTATCAGATTAAGCACAATAAAGATCTACGAGATGTAAATGGATTTCTAATCTATCCCCTGATATCTCTTGAGCGAATTTCTATTGCTAAAGATGTAACTAAAAGAGGGGCATTTTATGCATCTTTGCCACCAAACAGATCGGATAACAAGGGTGGTCGTATGACTGTCGCAAGAGTGATTAAGCAAGATAAAACTGCTAATTTTGCGAATGCCGATGCCAAGAGAATATTGCTGAGCCGATCTGAGCCAGTATCAACACAGCAAAGTAATTTTCCTAAACCGAATACAAAGATAGTCTATGAAACTATCACGATGCCAGTTCCCATTTACTTGGAAATAAATTATAAGCTGCTACTTCAAACAGAATACCAACAACAAGTAAATGAGATTATCACATCATTTATAACTAGACCCGGTGGAATAAACTATTTTAATATTAGTCAGGATGGTCATACGTTTGAGGTTTTTGTTGAACCTGATTATACCTTAACGAACAATGCCGCCTCACTAATGGAGGATGCAAGGGGATACCAAACAGAAATTACATTTAACGTAATTGGGTATATAATAGGGGGCGACAAAAACGATGAACGTCCCAAAATTGTTAGAAGAGAAAATGCCGTCGAAGTTAAGATGGGCAGGGAATCTGTAATTTTTGGTGACATCCCAGAGAATGTACATATTAGTGGAAATGTTCCATTTTACAAAGATTAGTTTTTGAGTTATTTGGGTCTTTCACCATTTATTTAACTATTTACTTACGATAATACGAATATATACTATTCTTAATAATTTATGTTGAAGCGCTGTAAGGAGACACTTCGTAATGCCAGTTAAATCTTTCAAATTTATTTCACCCGGTATTTTTATAAATGAGATCGACAATTCTCAATTACCTCGGGTTGCTGCGGACATGGGGCCAGTCCTCATCGGACGAACAGAAAAAGGTCCAGCAATGCGTCCCGTCAAAGTTGGGTCATTTTCTGAATATGTTGAGATTTTTGGAAACCCCTTGGCTGGCGGCGAAGGTGGCGATGTTTGGCGAGAGGGTAACTATACTGCTCCCACTTACGCTGGGTTTGCAGCACAAGCTTATTTGAGAAACAGCAATGCTCTAACAATGGTACGCCTCTTGGGGGCACAAGATTCAAGAGTATCCGCAGGACAAGGCGGTGGCGCTGGTCGCGCTGGCTGGGAAACTGATGCCACTCTAAACACTAAAGGAATTTCTGCCAATGGTGGTGCATATGGACTGTTTGTTTTTCCTTCCGCTTCTGCGCCAACATCGGCTTCATTTACTGAATTAAGGTCGGCAGGCGTTACAGGCGCTCTAGCAGCAGTCTGGTATCTAAACGAAGGCTGTATCGAACTTTCTGG